CTCCATTACGTTTTACTATATCTAAAGCAATACAATGTCAGAATTGAATAATAAAAGTCCCCGGGTAGTAGCCGGGAAGAAAAACGTTATAACGATAAGATACCACCTAAATGAAAGTAACGCCCGCCTATTCGCGGAGCGCTTTCCGGGGTATTTATTCAACGTCATTGATGGGGCAACCGACAAGCATCCTCATCCCATCAGTGCTACCGAGAGGAAAATTACCGAAATGATGGTCTATCAGAAATTAGAAGAATTAATTGGAAAGAAGAAACAGATCATCGATATAGGGGGAAGTGCTATAAGAAACCAAACGCGCGGTAACGTTTGGAGTACTTGTCCAGAATTGCTTACTGGCGATGTTATAAGGAACCTGAAGAACAAAAGTAGAGGAGTGAGAAAATGGTGTGTACATAAAGTACAGGACTGCGTATGCGTGAGTGATGTGTGTGGATATATGGCCATACACTCATTATATTACCTTTCTCAAAAAGAGATTCTCGACCTAGTTTCAACAGGTAAACCCTTAGTCGCCAGCATGCACCTGTTTGACCACATGAAAGGTAGCTTCTCAAATGGAGAAGCACAATATGAAGTCACAGACGAAGATAATGTAATTATGCAAGTTAACGGAAATCATCATGGATACGCCCATCCACTATGTAGTTGGATCTACGGAGACTACTATCGGTGTGATGACAAAGCCATGATATGGACCCGAGAAGTATACAACGATACAAGCATTATTACCTTCGTTTCCACTACATTATTAAAAACAAACCCAACCAGCAGTTTTAGCAGTTACCTAAACAATACACATGCGAGTATCAGTACTGAACACTGCATGTCGATTAACGACGTAAATGTTAAATTGCTTGGAATGGGTCCTTTTACTGTGGCTGTCGAAAAACAGGGTAAACGAATTCTGGTACCAACCAATCTGATTCGATACGGAAGACAATGTGTTGCAGGCAAACCACGAACACCAACAGTATTTGCAACACTTGTAGACAAACTACGAAGGTACGTGGTGAGTCAATCCGAAACCTATCCTGCTCCTGTATTAGTACAGGCAGCAGAAATAGCTTTCAATATTGACATACCTTCGGAAATCGGATCTTTAACCAACATTGTCAACAGCAGGCGCGCGTACAACCACTTGAATAAGTTGATGACTTTTGAAAAACCCAGAGCTTGGGGAAGTACAAAATTGTTGGTTGCTGGATTAGCAGCGATAGCTTTGGGATTCGAAACCCGACAGAGACTGCCTGGCAAAATCGCCATGGCATGTGGATCTCTATTAACTCTTGGCATCATCGGATACTACAATTCTGCAAAGAATCTCATGCGTGAAAAACCCACAGCTTCGAGAAGTACAAAATTGTCAGTAGCTGCATTAGCAGCGATATATCTGGGATTCAAAACTAGAACGAGACTGCCTGGCAAAATGGCCATGGCATGTGGACCTCTACTAACTCTTGGCATTATCGAATACTACAATTCTGAAAAGAAATTCATTAAGGCGTCACCGACGAAACTACAATATGAGCTTGACAGAACTTCGAGTATCACAGCCGAGACTGAATTAATAGAAACACTTCCGTCTACTACAGTGGATAACACATTACTCCCTGTAGCAAAAGGGGGGAAAATCACAATTACTCCAGCTGATAATCCTGACAAGGTTAAAAATGATGGTATGGTAACCATCGGACCATTATTTGCTTCACACTTACCCGTGGTGTTGGCAGCAAATCAGTCCAATGAAATTACTGCAGTGCGGAACCGCTGCTTGATGGAAGTCCCCAAACCCATCAAAGGTATTTTCAATCTATTGAATGATCGTATAGACAAAGAAAAGTTTAAAAACATGGACATTATATCATTTGATAAGTGGAACAAGAAATTTCCTAGAGCTAGAAGACAGCAACATGTAAAGGCAATGACAGAAATAGAAACCTGTGGAATCAATTTGAGTGATTTCATTAGAAAGTCATTTGTTAAAGTCGAAAAGTATAACAAAAGCTCTGTGGGAGAATTTAGTTCCCCTGATCCCAGGCTCATACAAGGCGTATCACATAAAGCTAATGTTGTACTAGGTCCTTGGATGCAATCATTCTCTAAGGAGTTAGCAGCACAATGGTCGATTAAGCATATGCTTGACAACCATACTAACATCTTGTATGCGTCAGGGATGACCGGTGAAGAATTAGGAAATTGGTATGACAAAGTGATGGAGTCAACACAACAAGGATTATGGATAGCAGTGTTAGGCGATGACATGTTAGGAATTCATAAAAATGCAGCCTTGGAAGTTACGTATGTAGCTAATGACTTCAGCAGGTTTGATACTACAATTTCAGTAGATGCAATCCACCGGGAGATTGAAATATACGAGGCATGTGGAGCCCCCACAGATTGTCTCGAGGTTCTGAATGGACAACTCAGTACAAAAGGATACACTCGGCACGGAGTTAAATATGAAGTGCTCGGACAACGGAAATCAGGAGATCCAAACACATCTTGTGGTAATAGTTTATTGAATGGAATGGTCAGTGCACATGTTTTGGAAAAGCATTTGGATGACCTAGCACCAGATAAAATTGCTGCAAGTTATTTGGAATATGGCTTTAAGGCTAAAACCGTTGTTACGAAAAAGATTACCGAAGTTGATTTTTGTTCTAAGTTGTTCTGGCCAGTGAGGGGCGGTACTGTATTAAGTGCCAAACCTGGTAGAGCCCTAATAAAGATGGGCGCTAGCATCAGGCAATTAAGCGATAATGACATAGCATCTTATTATAATGCTTGGTCGATAGACGCTTCATTCATAGCAGGGTTCAAACCATACATTGAACGCGCTATGAAGGGACGTACTCAAACCAAGAAGAGATACTATGCGAACAACTATTCCATCCATAATAGAAATTCACACATTCCAACGCAGGCTACAAAAGATTTCTTTTATGAAAGATATGACATCCTTTATGATGATTTTGAGCAGTCTATAGAGGAAGCTGTGAATGTGGAAGGAAATGTTGTTCATTGTGAAATGCTTGACAGGCTGGTCAAGATTGATAACTAAACCAATCGTTTAAGTTTGGTTATCAGCGGGAATTACAAATTACGACTTCTAACATGGGAAAAGAAATAGTCCCTTATAAGAAGAAATTTAAACGTAAAACCCCCAGGTTGCAGTAACTAGCCTGATGAAATAGTTATTCCTGTGCACAAGGATAGTGCCTTGATACAAGTTGT